AGACCCAAAAACAGACCCAAAACATGATATAAGTTGATAAATAAACTTTTGTCAGACTCCCACCGGCTCCATATATACTTTCTAAAGTTTCCTAAAACTTTCTAAAACGTTGCTTTTACAACGTTTTTTGTTTTATACTTTCTATTCTTTCCCAAACCTTTTTGAAACTAACAGACCCAAAAACAGACCCTTTTCTTTCGGAAGAGTCTGTTTTTATGTTATTTAATTAAAAGTCAATATAGTTTGCGAATTTCTCACCAATGTCATCTTTAGCCTCTCTGGTAATGTGCGTATAGATGTTCATGGTTGTTTTTAAATCTGAGTGTCCAAGTCTATACTGGACCTGTTTTAGTGTCATTCCAGCTTCGAAGCATAGACTGGCGTGTGTATGTCGGAATCCGTGGATCCTGATTGGACGTATGTCCGAATCTTTGACAATTTGTTGTAACCATTTCCGTGGCAGTGTTCCTGGTATTGGTTTTCCGAACTCATTTTCAAAGATATAAGTAGTAGTAGGGTTCATCGCTTTAAACTCTGCGAGTAGCTCACTTGTCTTTTTGTCCAAGCTAATCAATCGATTACTGCTTTTGTTCTTTGTATCCCCGATGAATTCCCCCTCAAATCCTCTCGTAATGGCTTTATTTATGCTCAGAGTGTTATTGGTCCAGTCTTCCCATTTGAGGGCTAAAACCTCACCTTTTCGAGCTCCTGTGAAGGCTAGAAGACGGAAGAGGACTTTCTTTCTCAATTCATCGGTCTGATCTACTAACTCAAGGAATGATTTTAGCTCCTCCTTGTCGTAAAAATCGCTATCTGTATCAACTCGCTTTTTGACAAGCGTCGTCACACCCTCAACCGGATTGATTGAGATATAGCCATGTCTGATAGCGTACTTACATATGTTATTCATCAAGCCTTTCATTTTACGTCCGTAAACAAGTTTCTTGGACCAGGCATTAACCTGTTCTTGTAGTTGGAGGGGAGTTAGGGAAGAAAGCTTCTGATCACCCAGTGTCGGATAAATATGATTTTGTAAATTTCGCTCAGTCTTGATGTAGGTACTATCTTGTACTGTATCAGCATATTCCTTAAGCCATTTTTCAGCGACTTCCTCAACAGTGATTTCTTTGACAGTGATTTCCTCGCTATTTTCACGGTCAGCTTGAAGTTGGAGAAGTGCTGCTCTTGCCTTGGCTTTTGTCGGGAAGCCCTGACGTTTTACATACTTGTCTTTTCCATTTTCTTTACCGACGTAAACCCTGAATTTGTAGGCAGTGTCGCCGTTTTTCTTTTTATATGATTTTATTTCCATTGAATTTCACCTCATTTCTTGATAAAATGGGTATAGTAAAAGGGGCTTTTCTAATGCCTATTTTTACTATACAGTGTATCCTCACAATTTGCTTTGGTCGGCGATGTGAGGATTTTTTGCGTTTGTAGAAAAGAAAAACACCTATCTTTAAAGACAGGTGCTATCAGTGAGTCCTTTTGGACACAAAATAATTCCTCAATGGCAAGATACCTTGCCAAGATTACACCATTATCTTAACACTATTCTGTTTGTTTGTCAACACGTCTCCAAGGACCAGATAACAATTTTCTTGCAAGAGCTTGGTCTATTTCGTCCATCGTCTCTTTGCTTAATTGAATTTTCCCAACAGGATCCAAATCGTTTATTGGTTTCGCAATTTTTAATTTACTGACTGAAGTAATAGAATCAATCTTTGCATAAGAAACCTTGTTGTAATTTCGATATAGCTTCTTCAAATGATTAATCTTATCTAAATCTGATTGGATCCATTGCTTTATTGTGACATTAGCAACCGGTATATGTTTGCCATCTGGATCGTGTCGATTATAATATTCATGCCAATCCTTATAATTAGGGTGATTCTCCCTCATATGGAAGTGGCTAGGAGGTTTTGGTAATGAATAATGTAAACGTTCAAGGTCAAAAGTCATATTCAAGATTTCTTGCATCTTTTTCACTTGTTTTTCGGCATCATTCATAATTCCAGAAAAGATAGCTTTCCCAATCGAAATATTTTGTTTCCCGCTTTTTGAAGTAAGTGGAAGGATGGTCAGCTTTCCTTGTTTAGGATGATCGTCTTTGTCTAGCACTATTCCAAAATGAGAGTTCGAGAACTCTGTTCCTGTATTTATCCCAAAATGTATAAATACAATCGTTCCTCTTTTATATCTCATAAATCTTTTCTGTTTATTATTGTTTTCAGATCGGAAAATTTTGGCACGAAGCACTTCGTGTTGTGGTAAAGATAAAAATTTAGGATTGTGCGGATTTAGGGCCACGTTAAGCAGCATATCTCTGGCAGTCGTTAATTTTCGTTTCCGTTCATTGTCATTCATGTAAATTGATCACTCCTAATCATCACCGAAATGTGTGATTTTCGGTAATTTTTAATATTGACTTGTTAAAGCCTTATATTCATCAATCACCATCGTTTCGTTAGCGGTGGTTTTTATTTTAGTAACTTTATGAAATCATTTTCTGTCATAATTTCAATATCATGACCTTTTTCAAGCAATGATTGTGCTTTCTTCATTTTACTACTTAGACCGTCTACACCGACCACACGCCAATCTTGTTCACCGACAACTAGAATATTTGTATGATTAGTGACACCTTTTTCTGGGACTCCACCAACAAGTGCTACCGCTTTGTTAGCTTCTTTTCTGGTCATTCTCTCTAGTTTTCCAGTAAAACAAAAGTACAATCCGTAGAAATAGTGGTCTGGGTCCATTGCTGCTTTCTCCTCTTCTGTAGGAGTATAGATGAGATTATCTTTGTACTTAGCGTCTTTTTTTCTCTTAAAACCATGCTGGCCAAGCAAACCGGTCTTATCATAACGATACTCTTTTAAAAAGTCATTGAGTTCAGAAAATGAGTTGGCTGATAATAGATGATCTAGAATTAAACCACTAGCTTTCGCATCAGACAAAGCATTATGATGGTCTAATTGAATATTCAATGCTTTCGAAAGATCTTTTAACTTATAATTTAATTGTCCTGGCATAGCAACTTTTGCAAGTCTATACGAACAAATATATTTTATATCGTCATCATCCAACTGATATTTATTGTAAACATCATTCAAGGCTCCCATATCAAACTGTGCAAAGTGGGCTACAACTATATCAGAACCAATAAAATCGACAATCGCCTTTCTAACCTCTGGGAATGTAGGTGAATCAAGAACATCTTCAGGTGTAATGCCATGAATGCAAATATTGAAATCATCAAATTCTTCTTCTGGATTGATTAAGGTATAGTAGGTGTCAACGATAGTTCCATCTTGAAACTTTACCAAACCAATTGAACAGATGCTTCCTCTGAAATCATTAGCAGTTTCAACATCTAAAGCAACGTACGAGTAAGACATATGAGTCTCCTTTCATTCGACCAATGCTAAGTATTCCTCTTGAACCATAATTTCATTTGTTATAGTTCTCAGATTATAGTAAGACATGAATTGTATGTAATCAAACTCTCTAGGGTCTTCTAGATTATCTAGTGCATCTTTTACAAGATGATGGATCATATTCCTATCAGCTTCATTCTCACATCGTAGGCGAGCGTTCTGGTACTCTGAGCGTGTGTGGTCCTTGTGTCCAAGTTCATGCAATAGTACCTTAACTCTCTCTTTTTTGTTGAGTTTACTCGATAGGAAAGCTGTATTAGTCTCTTGTTCATAAAATCCGAGTTCATCCGGCATTAAATCTCCATCAAAATCGATAATACGAACTTGATAATGGCTTATAATTTCTTTTTCGGTCACTAAGCAGTACCTCTAATCACCAGCTTCTTTTAGATAACCTTCAATAATGGACTGTATGATTTTCTTCTTTTCATCTGTTAATTCTCGGCCACCGAACATCATGACATTAGATGCCATTTCTTCAACATTTAGTGGCTTCCCTTGCCAAGTATACTCTTTTGGATCTCCAGCTATAGAAGGATTATCTGTACGTCCCAATAGGTAGTCGGTGGAAACGTTGAAGTAGTCGGCGATTTCTTGGAGACGGTCAGATTTAGGAGTTTTTTCTTTCAAAGTATAGAGGTAATTTATACTATAACCTAAATCTTCGGCAACTTTTTGAAGACTTATTCCTCGTTTTTGAGCAAGCTCCTTAATTTTTTCAAGTGTAGAAAACATTGTCATAGCACCTTTTCTAAGACATGACAAAAAATATTTTATAAAAAAGTGTTATTTTCTGTTGACAAAAATAATACTAAAGTGTAAAATAGTTTTTGTAAGTTAACGAGTTAGTAAAAAACAGAGTTAAAACTTATCTAAAAATAAATAGCTTTGGCGAGCAAGAAAATTGATAGATATAATGTTTTATCAAGGTTTTTAATTATGCTTTCATTTTACACTAAGGTGTAAAAGTTGTCAATAATTTTATAAAAAAATTTACTAACTCTTTAACTCTATCAAAAAAATAAAGGAGGAAGAACATGAGCCAACAACATCGCAAGTGGATCGAGCTTGTAAAAGAGCGAATTGAAAAACGTGGATGGTCACAGACGGACTTGGCCATTGTTGTGGGTGTTAGTCCATCAGCTATCACACAACTTTTTAAAGATGGA